GTATTGCGTGGCGATAGGGATCACGCTGCGGTTAAATCGTGCGCATGTCCAGTGCGCATCGCTGTCCGGCGTAGAGGGCTCGGCGGTGCTGTGGGCGCATGTCCGGCAATTGACCTCCTTGGTCTTCTTGCTGCCGTGGCAGAAATCATGCGCCGCACAGAACTTGCACTCATACCATGCCGGGTTGCTGGACAAGGGCTCAGGCATCCTGTCCGCCAGGGCGATGCGATGCCCGCGGGCAATCAGGCGCTCGGCCTCGGTGCGGCTATAGCGCAGGCGCTCGGTGTAGATGCGGTCATCGTCTTTGCAGACTGCAAAGTACAGGGCGCGGTCGATGTTGGTGCCGGCCATGTAAACCTGCATCTGGGCGGCGTGGACTGGCTTAGACTTCTCAACGCCGTGCTTGACCAGATCGTCAAACGATTTCTTGGAATGCGTCTTGGCCTCAAAGATGTGCCGAGCCTTCGGGGCTCCAGGCACGCCAGATTCGATGATGCCGTCCAAGCTCCCGCTGACGTGCGAGCCGAAGTCAACCCGGGCCTGCTCGCCCTCGGTGCTGTGTATCTCAATCCCAATCGCCTTGAGATCCGCCGCTATGGTTGCCTCCTCCATCCGGCCCCGCCGAAACAGGCGAAGGATGCGGCCAGGGAAAGGCTCGCGCACCGCCCAGCGGAAGGACAGCCACAGCCACCGATCACAGGCGTGGCCTAGCTGGCTGGCGCCGAGGTGCGACCTGGGCAACTCAACCTGGCGCTCGTGGGCGGCGTCGATGGCCGCGGCTACCTCGTCAACGATTGGGATTGCTGACATTAGGTGGCCTCTGGCTCGGGCTGGACGGGTTCAACCCAGGAAACCTCGCAGCCGTGGATGGTAGAGTACTTGAAGTCCACCGCGTTGAATATGTGTTCCTGGAAATCGTAGTCCATGCGCTTGTTAGCCCACTCCAACACGGCCTCGGTCACTTCTTTTTCAGTCAATTTGAGAATCATGGTGTTTCCTGTTTGGTTGGGGTTGGAGCGTGACACCCGCCACGCCCCGTTGCTCTATCTCACTTCGCCCAAGGCGGCGCGGCCTTCGCGCCAGCAGCTGGTGCAGCCGGCTTGCTTGCCGCAGGCATTGCCCCGCCAGCAATGCCGGCAAAGTCCTTGACCTCGTTGCCTTCGCCGTACTGCTCGCTGCTCGTGATCGCCAGCTTAATTTTCAGCTGCCCGCCGATCAACTGGTCGGTGTCGTTCACCTTCGCCAGTCCGATGGCCCGCATCAGGCTGTTCAGTTGTTGCCGCCCGATCTCTTCCGCTTTTGGATTCGGGTTGGAAATGTTCAGGTTGCCAAAGATCGTGCGACCCTGGTGGCTGGGGCCGGTAATGTCGTACTTCAGGCTGATGTAGCGACCTGTGCCGGCTTTGGTGTCTTTGACGGTCGCCTGCGTGATCGCCGCCGTGTACCAGCCGGCAGGCAGGGGCTCAAAGCTCTTGCCCATAGGCAGGTCAGCAGCGACGAATGTTTCTCCGAATGAGGCCATGATTTATTCCTTTGTGATTGAAAAAGACGGGCGACCCGCCGTGGTTGTGATAGCGCCCAGGAGCGGGCGCGTGATGGATTCATCGGCTGACTTCCAGGCCGACGAATTGATTTCCGGTTTCCAGCGGAAAAGGGATCCAAGGTGCTCGGCTAAGCCTGCCTCGGCGGCGATTGCTTGGAGCTTGTCGCTGTCGATCTTGTGGTTCAGGCGGCCAGCGATCTTGACCGTGTAGCCTGCGTTCATAAAGGTTTTCGTTCCCTCCATGTCCTTGGCAATCTTGAACTGCTCGATCATGGCGTCTTCGACAACCCGGCGAGCCTCGGTTGCCAGGCGCTCGGCTTCTTTGCAAGCCAACCAGACGGCGATCATTTCGCACCGCCGATCTTGCTGATGATGTGGTAAAGGTCTGGCGTTTCCCAGGCGCTCAACTTGCCGCTGCGATCCTTCGCCAGCCACAGGCCATCGCTGTCGCACATAAGTGCTCGCTGGCTTATCCCTTCGGCGTCCTTCTCGACTCGCAGGGCCAGCACCTCGTCGAAGAAATACGGCAAGGCCTGGCCCGTCTTGTTACCCGGCATGCTTGGCGAATAAAGCACTCGGCCCATCTCGTCCTGCGTCTTCTCGAGCTTCGCGCTCATGTAGACGTGGCGGCCGGGCAGGTCGCGGAAGGCGCGAATAATGTCCGCCATCTGCTCCTGCATGGCACCGTATGCAGCGCGTGGGTCTTTGTTCGACTTCTTCTCAGCGTTGAGAACCACCTCGGCAATCTCCGAGATGGAATCCAACGCGACCGACTGGTAATCCTTGGCCTCGTGGCTGTCGCGCAGCCAGCTGTAGGCCTCCATCAGAGTGGCCATGCTGGTCACTTCGATGTAAGGCAGGTTTGCGTCTTGAATCGACAGCAAGCCGCCCTCAGCGCTCAGGATGATTGGCGCTGGCAGGGTTGCCGCCAGGGTGGTCTTGCCTGCTCCGGCTTGGCCGTAGACGAGAATCTTGGCGCCGTTAGACGCCAGGGTGGAGGTGGTTTTTAGGTTGATGGCCATGTCAGTAGTTCTTGTTTTGAAGGCGGGAAACCCACGCTTGGCACTGCTCAAGCGTGCCGACAATCTCCGGATCATTGTGAAGAATCCGACAGGGTCTGATGATGAACTTGTCCTGCCTTGGCGACCAAATGACTTCAAACATCTTGCTCTCCTTGTTGCAGCACTTGTCGGGGAATCCGTTTAGTGCATGGATAGCATCCTACACCATCTTTTCAAGTTGTGGTAAACTTTTTTTCGATCTTCACCAACTTTTTTTCAGGAGTACGCTTTATGATGACGATTGAGCAAGTCGTTGCCGCTCTGCAAGACCGCAAGGTTCGGGTCGTTGCGGCAGCGACAGGGCTGCATTACAGTACCGTTCTTGCCCTGCAGCGAGGTCGCAGCAAGAGACCCCGCATCACCGCGATTCAGCGGTTGTCGACCTATCTACTGAAGGCGCCGAATGGCAGACCTGACTAGCATCTTCGGCGGGACGTATTCACTCCCCGAGCCAAGGCGCATTGAGCCACCAGACGAGCAGCTACGGGAGGCGATGGTCGAGGCGGGCCTGGAGCCGCCAGAGGCGATCTACCTAGACGGCAAGCTGCACAGGTTCAACAGCGGGACCAAAGGCACGCCAGGCCACAGCAAACCCGGTTGGTACGTTGCATTCGGCGACGGCGTCCCGGCAGGGCGGTTCGGATGCTGGCGGGCAGGCATCGAGCAGGCCTGGCAAGCGGAGATGGGCAGGAAACTTACCATCGCCGAGGAGCTTGCGCACACCCGGCGCATGGCCGAGGCCAAGGCAGCAAGAGAGGCCGAGCAGGAGCGCAGCCAAGCGGTTGCCGCCAGCACGGTCGATGCGATCTGGACAGCAGGCGGTGCAGCGAGCGCCGATCATCCCTATCTAGCACGCAAGGGCATCGCACCCAACGGCGCCAGAATCACCGGCGACGGGCGGCTGATGGTGCCGCTGTACGGCTCCGAAGGTGATCTGGCCAGCGTTCAGTACATTGCAGCAGACGGCGAGAAACGCTATCACCCCGGCGGCGCTACTGGGGGCAAGTTCTGGATGCTTGGCGAGCCTGGCAGCACCATCTACATCGCCGAGGGCTTCGCCACTGCCGCCACCATCCACCAAGCCACCGGCAAGGCCTGCGCTGTGGCCTACAGCGCCAGCAATCTGGTCCCGGTCACCGGAGCACTGCGGGAGCGGTTCGGGGCACAACAGGACTTGGTGATTGTTGCCGACAACGATGCGAGTGGAGTCGGTCAAAGGTACGCCGAGCAGGCCAGCGCGAAATACGGCGCCAGGTCGGTGATGCCGCCCGCGGCTGGGGACGCCAACGATTACGTTCAGGCTGGCAATGATCTGGCGGCGCTGCTCGAGCCAGCGGTGAGCGACTGGCTGATGCCGGCAGATGAGTTCTCCCGCCAGCCTGCGCCGATCAAGTGGATGGTGAAGGGTTGGATTCAGCAGGCCGCTCTCATCATGGTTCACGGTCCGAGCGGCGGCGGGAAGACGTTCGCCACACTCGACTGGTGCTTGCGCATGGCCCAGGGTCAACAGGATTGGTTCGGCAACCGGGTCACGCCAGGGGCGATTGTCTATCTGGCGGGCGAGGGCCACCATGGCTTGCGCAGCCGGATAGCGGCCTGGAAGGAGCACCATGGGAATGGTCAGGCTCTTAATATGTATCTC